ACCTTAACATTTTCTTTTCAAACTAGTCAAGAAGTTTTTTTAAAATGTTTTAAGAAGTTTGTTACTGTAACGTTTATCTTAAAACTTAAAAGTTTTTTTGTTTCATTAGCAATTTATAAGACTGAGTTTCTTATGCTTATAAAAAGAAAGTTCGTATCTAAAAACTTTTTTCTTACTTCTTATTCAGCTTGGCAAGTATGCCTTGTTGAATGATTCTATTAGAACAAATAATTAAAAGAATGTAAAGCACTAAATTAAAAATAATTAAATTAATTTACTTTATCTAATAAAATCAAGTAGTTATAAGGTAAAAAAAGTTAGGGTAGTATGTATATGACTAACAATATTGGGTATGCATTCTACATAATTCATACTATTTGCATCAAATAAAATGGGTAACTTATAGATAATAAGTTAATAAGAATAATGAAACATACTATATATACAAAAATAAAACTTTTTTTGCCTATATATAGTGTTCAATTAAATTATTTATTTTCAATTGCTTAGGTAAAGTGATAGTTAGGGTAGGGCAGGCAGGCGACACCACCCCGTAGTACGTACGTATATACAAATATATACACAGATAGGTATTTTTAACTGTTAACCACTTAAATAACTGACAATACGTGTACTTACTAGTAATGTGTTGCATAAATATCACAACATATACACAAAATGCATACATTTGAAATAATTACACTTGACAAAAACACGGAAATCGAATATAATTATGTATAACTAACATATAAATGTACATATAAATGATAATTACATTTAAATATAATAACATATACATGAACATATAAATGATTCCTATATTTTCTTGTTAAACTCACCTTAAATGTACATATAAATGACCCTATAAGAGTATATATACGTACTCAATAAAATTTATACTTGACAATGAAGCGAAAATCAGTAAAACTATACGTACCTGAGAATCTATTAGAAGCATTTTACGATGCCATACGTAATAATAAACTAAAGGATTTACATATTCCCCACAGTTCTGTGTTCTATGTTCGTGCTGCAATAGAATCTGACACAGGAATACGCTATTCATTGAAACATGTAGAGACAGCAATGAAAGCAGAAGGAATGTTAAACGATGTTTGAGGCATTTGTATTTGTTTGCATGTTAAAAGACCCAACTAACTGTCAGACATTAGCCGATATAGAAGGTCCGTACAAAACAGAAAAGCAGTGTATAGCACGAGCTTATGAGATAGCAGTTGAATTACCAGATTGGATGCCTGAGTACGTAGCTGTTAGATATAAATGTTCTACTGAACAAGATAAGATGAATATAAACCATGACACAGAAAAAGAAAAAGGGCAGTTTAAAGGGGTTTACCATCAAGAGTGGAGACAAGAGACCCACTAAACAAGGTGCAGGTATGACTAAAAAAGGTGTAGCCAAATATCGTAGGCAAAACCCGGGCAGTAAACTGCAGACAGCAGTAACAGAAAAGAATCCAAAAGGAAAGAGAGCAGCAAGACGTAAGTCATTTTGTGCTAGAAGTGCAGGACAAATGAAGAAGTTTCCTAAAGCAGCTAAGAATCCGAATAGTCGTTTAAGACAAGCAAGAAGAAGATGGAGATGTTAGTATGAATTTAAAAAAACCTACAGTTAATCAAAAAGGATTAAAGAAGCTACCCACTACCGTAAGAAATAAAATGGGTTACCTAAAGAATGGTTCTCTTGTAACTAAAAAGAAGAAGTCAAAGATGGCTGCTAAAGGTGGTAAGGGTGTTCTTGTAGTAAGTATTGGTGTCGGTAAAATGAAATCTGCACCTAAAAAGAAAAAGAAGAAAACAACAAAAAGTGGTTAGACGTAATTATAAAAAAGAATATACTAATTATCATTCTAAACCTACACAAAAAATTAACAGGGCAGGTAGAAACAAAGCAAGAAACTTAGCACTTAAAAAAGGAACTGTGAAGAAGGGTGATGGACTAGACGTACATCATCGTAATGGGAATCCTAAAGATAATAGGAAAAAAAATTTAGCTGTTACAACTAAGACAGCTAATCGTTCTTTCAAGAGAACACGTAATGCTAAAAAACTTATAAGGAGAAGTTAACATGCCAATGCACGGTAAAAAGAAATCTAAAATGATGAATAAAGGTGGTGCTACCAAAAAGTCAAAGATGATGAACAAGGGTGGTGCTACTAAAAAATCTAAAATGATGAATAAAGGTGGTGCTACAAAGAAAATGATGTATGGTGGTGCTATGAAGAAAAAGTCAAAGATGATGGCTAGAGGTGGAGCAACTAAACGTAAGTAATGTCATATCTTATAAGTAACGTACCACATTTTAAATGTTGGGTACGTAAAGAGTTCACTTGTAATCATATGAATTATCATGGTGAATATCTCCACGCATTAGCTTTCGCAGTTAATACCATTCCTGATAGGTCGTTAAGTTTTCAGGTAGTCTTCACAGGTTGTACAGAAGAGAATAACGTACATGGTGGTGCAATGTGGGCACGTATGCCTATACAAGCACTTGTAGCCGATATACCTGTAGATGAATGGGCAGAGCCAATGGAAGACCATTTATGTCAACCTTGGGATTGCGAATCAAGACATCACAGTGTAATAGTCATGGATAGGGTAAGTTCTTCTCCTTGGTTATGTAAAATAGATAATCAGTTCTTTACTGCTAAATACATGTTTACTGTAGATTATACAGACCATGAAATAGCAGATGACCCTGCACAACATAAACAATCACATGTGATGTATTTACTAGACGCAGGTAAATGGACAGGTAACATAGTTGCCTTACCAAACAATAGGGTTAGAGCTACAAGTCCTGCTCTGTGGGTTACAGGCGAAGGTGCTCCTGATTTTTCACCATCTCAGTGGACACACTCAGCAGAGGCACATGAATCTTATTTAGACCCATTTACAACATTTAATAATTTATACGAGGATAGAGATGGCACTAGCAAAGGCAAAAAGAACAATAAAAAAAGTAGCAAGTAAGTTAAAAAAAGCTAGTAAGGCTCATGCTAGTCAATCTAAATCTTTATCAGCACTTAAATTAAAAAGTGGTGGAAGCACAGTAAATAAGGCAGGTAATTATACTAAACCTACAATGCGTAAAAACTTATTCAACCGTATCAAAGCAAGTGGTAAGGGAGGTTCACCCGGTCAATGGAGTGCAAGAAAGGCACAGATGTTGGCAAAACAATACAAAGCCAAAGGTGGTGGATACAGAGGATAATGACAAAGAAAAAGAAACGAGACCCTAAAGTTGGCACAGGTAAAAAACCAAAAGGTTCAGACAGACGCTTATATACGGATGAAAACCCTAAAGACACAGTTAGCATCAAGTTTGCCACTCCAGCAGACGCAAGAGCCACGGTTGCAAAAGTTAAGAAAATCAATAAGCCTTATGCGAGAAAGATACAGATACTTACAGTCGGCGAGCAAAGAGCTAAAGTAATGGGCAAGACTGAAGTTGTAGTAATATTTAAAAAAGCAAAAGAACAATTAAAGAAACAACATGAACGAAAAAAGAAAAAATAGATGTGAAACTTGCGAGTGTTATGATTGTGACACAGAGGAGTGTAACTGTGAATGTCACGATGAACAAGTAGCAGAGAAAGGTAATGATTGAGTTTGTACTTGTGTTTATGATGGGAATAAGAGTAATAGACCAAACACAAACTTTTCAAGACTTAGATAGATGTCTATATTTCGCAGAAAGACTTCATAGACAACCCCCTATACCACAGGAGGAAGGACCTAATTTACGTATAACTGCATATTGTAAACCCATAAGGAAAAGATAAAATGTTAGCAGAACTAGCCGCAGCTAATGCTGCTTTCAGTGTCATAAAACAATTCGTGTCCAACGGAAAAGAACTTAGTGGGTGTACGAAACATATAAGTGATTTTGTATTCTCTAAAGAGGAGATAGAGAAGAATCTGAAAAAGAAAAAGTCTAAAGGTGTAGGTGGTGCAGACCTAGAAGAGTTCATGGCTCTCGAACAGATAAGAGAGAAAGAAGAAGAACTTAAGAAGATGATGATTTACCTAGGTAGACCCGGACTTTGGCAAGATTGGCAAGCCTTCCAAGCAGAAGCTAGAAAGTCAAGACGCTATCAAGAGAAGATGGAGCAAAAACGTAAAGAAGAACTTATGGAATATTTAGGTTATGGAATAGCTGCTATAATCGTATTATTCTTTGCAGGACTAATGGCTTGGTTTGTAGGTAAATGGGTAGGAAGATTTTAGAGACACCTTGCATAGGTGTATGTAAATTAAAAGATAATATTTGTATAGGATGCAAAAGAACTATTGAAGAAATTAAGGAAGCATATGAATGGCACTTAAAAAAGGACAGAGGTCACTAGTTGCGTGGACAAAACAAAAATGGCGAACCAAATCAGGTAAACCTAGTACACAAGGGTCAAAGGCAACTGGCGAACGTTATCTACCTGAGAAAGCAATTAAGGCTCTTAGTTCCAGTGAATATGCCGCCTCTACGGCTGCTAAACGAAAAGCGAAGAGAGCAGGTAGACAGGTATCTAAGCAGCCCGGCAAGATTGCAAAGAAAACATCAAGATTTCGTAAATTTAGCTAAAGTAAAAGAAAAATTAAAACAAGAGAGAATAAAAGAGAAAATAGCAAATGATACAAGCACTAATAGGACCAATAGCAAACCTCGCAGGAACGTGGTTTCAAAACAAAATAGAAAAAACAAAGGCAGATGGACAAGCTAAAGTTGCAGAGGCAAAAGCTCGTGCAACTGTTGCTGAGAAGGTTGCAACAGGTGAAGTCGAGTGGGAAGGTAAGATGGCAGATGCTACAGTGGATTCGTGGAAAGACGAGTTTGCATTAGTCGTACTATTAGCTCCTGCTATATTAGTATTTATACCCGGAATGACAGATTATGTTAAACAAGGATTTGATATATTGGCAACTTTGCCAGAGTGGTATCAGTACCTTTTATATATTGCAATTAGTGCGTCTTTTGGAATTAAGGGTGTCGGACAAGCAGCAAAAATGTTTAAAAAGAAATGACACTAAAAGCTAGAATTTATTTAAAGTTATCATCATCTATATGCAAGGTAGGTAATTATTTTTGGCATAAACATGTTAAAGAAGTACGAAAACAACAAATGGATTTAGGATTTAAAAGAATATGAATTTAGAAAGACTACAAGAAGAATTAGCTAAAGACGAGGGAATAAAATATGAATTGTACCTCTGCACAGAAAATCATTTAACTGGGGGTATAGGACATCTCATCACAGAATGGGATGTAGATTACTACGGTAAACCTATAGGATACCCTGTACCTGAAGAACAAGTTAATGAATGGTTTGAGAGAGACATAGCAATAACTATAAACGATTGTAAACTATTGTTCTCTCAATTTGATAACTTGCCTGAAGACATACAGCATGTATTAGCAAATATGTGTTTTCAACTTGGTAGACCTAGACTATCCAAATTTAAGAACATGATTGCTGCTGTAGAAAATAATGATTGGGAAAAAATGGCAATCGAGATGGAAGACTCTCGTTGGTTCAGACAAACAAAGAACAGAGCCAAGCGTTTAATAGCAATCGTTGACAGGCAATACTACAGAGAGAATATTCCAATATGAGTAGAACATTGACAGAAAGACAACAAAAGTTTTTAGCTGTTTTATTTGATGAAGCAGGTGGAGATGTTGTAGCCGCAAAAAAACTTGCAGGTTATTCGGAGACTTCAAGCACAACAGATATAGTTAAATCTATGAAAGATGAAATACTAGAAGCAACACAATTATATATGAGTAGAAATGCACCAAAAGCTGCAATGGCTATGGTGGGTGGTTTATATGACCCTACAGAGTTAGGCATTAGAGATAAGATGTCTGCAGCAAAAGAATTACTAGACAGGACAGGCTTAGTTAAGACTGAAAAGATGCAAGTAGAAAGCACAGGTGGTGTTATGCTATTGCCTGCAAAGAATGATGGATAGAAGTTTAGGAAAGTGGAAGTTACCACAACCAACAGACTTAAAAGATGAAGACCACAAAGATTGGATACAAATACCTAGAATAGCTAGAACTATTCCTTTTGGTTATAAGATAAACGATGAAGACCCTGACTTACTTGACCCAATACCTTTTGAGTTAGAAGCTATAGAGATGGCTAGAAAGTATGTAAAACAATACTCCTATCGTGAAGTAGCTAATTGGCTAACAACAAAAACAAATAGAATAATATCTCATGTGGGTTTAAGAAAAAGGTTAATACATGAAAGACACCGTAAGGACAAAGCTCGAACTCTTAGAAAGTGGGCAGCTTATGCCGAGAAAGCAATCGAGAAGGCGAAAGCCATCGAAGAAAAAACAACAGGTGCAAGAGCCTAATATACAGGAAGTTTCGGATGTAGAGGCAGTTCCTGTAGAAGAGCAAAACATAATATTTAAACCTAATGTAGGACCTCAAACAGAGTTTCTTGCGGCAGGTGAGAGAGAAGTTTTATATGGTGGTTCAGCAGGTGGTGGTAAATCATATGCCATGCTTGCAGACCCTTTACGTTATATGGGTCATCCGTCATTTAGTGGGTTGCTACTGCGACACACAACAGAAGAACTTAGAGAACTTATATTTAAGTCTAAGGAAATGTATCCTCAAATATGGAAGGGTATTAAGTGGTCAGAAAGAAAGATGCAATGGGAAGCACCATCAGGTGCAAGATTATGGATGTCATACTTAGACCGTGACGATGATGTACTTCGTTATCAAGGTTTGGCATTTAGTTGGATAGGGTTTGATGAATTAACCCAATGGTCTACTCCGTATGCTTGGAACTATATGCGTTCACGTTTGCGTTCTACTGCACATGATTTACCTGTGTATATGAGAGCAACAACTAACCCGGGAGGTCCGGGTCATCAGTGGGTCAAGAAAATGTTCATTGACCCTGCACCATACGGAAAACAATTTGATGCCACAGATATTGAGTCAGGTCGAGTTCTTACCTATCCCCAAGGACACAGTAAAGAAGGACAAGCGTTATTTAAAAGAAGATTCATTCCTGCAAGATTATCGGATAACCCATATCTCGCAGAGCAAGGTGACTATGAAGCAATGCTTCTATCCTTACCTGAACACCAACGTAAGCAGTTGCTTGAGGGTGATTGGGATATTAAAGAAGGTGCTGCTTTTACTGA